AAATATACATTAGCAGAGAGTTCCCAGACAGGGAAACTTACGGAGAATGGGCGTTGTTTGGGGAAAAATGGAAATATGGTCCTGCTTCTAAGAAAATAGGGTTTGATATACAAGGTTATTGCTCTTTATTTGCAGAAATCGAGGAAGATTTGGGGATAGAAGTGTTTGAACGCATTGGGGATTCTAGATATTTTGCCAGAGAAAACGAAAACAACTTAGATCTCTTTGCTTCTTTCTCCGAATACGAATTTGAATTTGTTCCCTCGGATGGAAGACAGGAACAGATAGGAATACAAGCACTGGACGAGTGGTTTAGCTACAATCCAAACTATCAACTGGATCAATTCAATCGACCCAAGTGTTTTATACACGAGTCCTGCGGTAATTTAATAGACAGCCTTATTAACTATAATGCACAGGGAAAATCAGACGAAGCCCTAAAAGATTTCTTTGATTTAATTAGATACCTGCGTATGTCAAATGCAGGGGATGGTCCCATTCACTACACGGATTTAGATTTTCAACAACAAAGATTAACAGGAGGATACTAATGAAGCAAAAAGAACTAGCAGAAAAACATGGACTTACTCCACAAAGGATTGGTCAAATACGCAAAAAGACTTGCAGTGATGAAGATTATTGCACGGAAACCAAAGAGCTAACAAACTTTGGTGTCGCAAAAATTGAAGATTACCTTAAAAAGCAGGATGATAGTATATTAGAGCCCAAGCTTGTAAAAGTTCAGTGCCTTAGACCCTGTTTAAACGAAATGTTTTGGGAGTGTAAACTATTTGATAAATCTCCTAAAAAAGTAATTGTAGCTATACCATCAACACACATTTCCGCAATGAGACCCCAAATGTTGTTTAATGCACAGGAAATCCAAAAAGGCAAAGAGAAGTTTTATCGGCATGAAATCATCTTACAAAGAGAAATTAACAGACAAAAACGATTTTAAAAGATTTGCGAGTAGGCATTCCAGTGCATTTACGGATTGGGAAATCTTGCACAGGGCAAATAATGAAATTTACGATGAAATACCTTTGGATAATTTTTTGGACTTAATTGCTAGAGATTATCAATGGTATACTACTTTTTTGAATAATATCAAAATAAGATTAACTAAATAAATAAACTTGTGTTATAATTTAACGATTTATGGACGACAAAGAACTAGAAGCATACTACGTTACATCCGAACCAGATATAAATGAAATAAAACGCGACTACGATGCTGATGTAACAGATCTAAGTGCTTATGTTTCTCAATGTCAGGATAGCTACAATAACCGTAACGCGGAGTGGCTAGGCAAAAACTCACAACTAACCAAAAGCGGAGACGAGGCTTTTCCTTGGACGGGAGCTTCCGATACCGAGGTTCGGTTAATTGAACAATGCATATCAACCTATGTTGGTATGATGATGAACGCTTTAAATCGTAGTAACATACGAGCGTATCCAATTGAGTCCTCGGATGTTAAACAAGCTGGTATTGTATCTTCTTTTTTAAAGTATATGCAAAAAACTTATATTCGTGATTTTAAACGCGAATGCGAAATAGCCGCAAACAATATTTTAGAAAAGGGAATAGCTATTACTTACGTGGACTGGGAAATGAAGTCCAGAACACACGACGAAGAGTTTAATTTAGAATTAATTGAACAAGTTGCTCCAGAGCTATACGATCTTCTTGCGGACGAAAACCGAGACGAAGAAACTATAACTATGATGACAGATATGTTTGATTACGTAGATGTTCCAAAAGCAAAATCCGCACTCAAAGAACTAAGGGATTTTGGCGTAGCTAAGATACCTGTAGCTAAGAAAGATGTCTCAAGACCCTTCGTGGAAACAAAGTTTTCTGACATCGATGTTATTGTTCCCAGTTATGTTACGGACATTCAACGATCTCCCAGAGTTCATATGCGGGCGTTCCTTACTCCCCAAGAGATTGAAAATTGTGTAGAAACAAAAGGATGGGATGCAGGCGTAGCAGAAGAATTAATTGACCACTACAGAGGATTCGACTACTCTGGAATGAATCAAACTAGCTATTCAACACTTAGGTCTTCACAGGCAAGAGGGGGTTCTACATATGGAATGAACGGAATGGTAGACTCCAAGGATTTAATTGAGGTTGTATACACATATCGAAGATTGATTGATCCCAAAAGCAACTCCGAGGGAATTTACCTAACAGTATGGAACCCTCGACTAACTACTGGATATTTAAGTAACGAGCTAATGTCTGGTTATGATGAATATCCATTTGTTTTTAGTAGGCTTAGCAACGCAGGCAAAAGATTATACGACGTAAATACATTTGGCGATTTATTGCGGGGTCCGCAAAAAACAATGAAAACACTTCGTGACGGATGGAGCGATCAAATGGCTTTGGCTGTTGCACCCCCGCTTCTTCACCCCGTGGGTCGTGCGCCTGCACAAATGGGTGCTGGAGCTTGGATTGGAGTAAGATCAAACGAAAAATTTGAATACATGAACGTGCCCAATACATCGGGCGTAGCTAGCCAACTAGAAAAGTATGTTCAACAGGAGGCTATGGATTTGGTTGGATTAAATGAAACAAACCAAATGTCTTCTCAGCGTCAGCAATTTTTTATTGACAAGTTTTTAACACATTGTTCTAGCATACTAAAGAAAGCTTACAAAGCATTTTTGGTATTTGGACCAGATGAAAAATTCTTTCGTGTTACTGGATATCCAAATGAGATGGTTATTTACAAATCCCCAGAGGACGAAGAAATAGATATATGCATTTCTTTTGATGTTCAAAATCAAGACCCAGATGTAATGAAAGCGAAAATAGATGCTATTCTACAATTAGCTAGAACATCTCCAAGCAATACATTTAATTTACAAGCGGCTGAGCAACTGGCAGTTAATGCCATTGACCCAAGCATCGCAGACATGATTATTCAACCCGAAGGTCAAGGTCAAGAAGAGATGGTTAAAAATGTTACCGACGATCTTACTAAGATATTTGCAGGTATACCTGTAGGTGCTCGACCCAACGGAGGTGAAATAGCTATGCAGGTTATACAAGAATATACTTCGCAAGAAAACATACAGGCAAGAATTCAAAGTGATCCTAGCTTTTCCGCTAACATACAGAATTATGCGGCTCAATATCAACAACAAGTTGTTCAAGAACAGAATGCAGAAATTGGAAAACTTGGCGCACAGCCCGCACAAATGGGTTCAGTTAATACACAGAACATAGAAGAATCCTAATGTCAATCAAACAAACGGACAGCCTAAACGAAGCAGTTAAATTCTTATCTAAATATGAACAATATAGGTTTATTCTGAGTTTTATAAAGGATTGCCGAGAAACAAAGTTTCAAGCATTAGAGCAAGGGCTGGACTCTGGAGAACGTGCGGATGCTAAAATAATTGGTGGTATGATAGAAGACGATTATTTACTTAAAATTTTAACACCCCCAAAAGATGGCTAGCCCTAAATCCAGTATGAGTTGTGGAGAAACTCGTAAGAGTTCTCGTGCAGGAAAAAAAATAATGAAGCTTTATTGCAAAGCTGGAAAAAAGAAATTAGTTCACGCTGGAGCAACAGGATACGGTCATAACTACTCATCAGCCGCCCGAAAAAACTTTAAAGCCAGACATAAATGTTCTTCCGCAAAATGGGGAACAGCAAAACATTTAGCTTGCACTAAGCTCTGGGCTGGTAAGGGCGGAAGCAAAAAATCATCACCAAAATCTAAACGAGGAAAATACTAATGTCATTGCGAAAATCAATACTTCAAAAAGGAATCCGCCTTATTACGGGAGGAGCAAATCAAAAAACAACACAAGGGATGATTCGGGGAGCAGGCTCGACTTCTAAGGGCGGTGTGGAAACAATGGGATCTATGGGAACCATGCCCAGTGCGCTCGGTCAAATTCCAAAAATTAAACCATCTAAGGGCAAGGTAGAAACTATGAAAACAATCTACAGGAAATAATCCAATGAGTATAAGAAAAAAAGCAACTAAAGAAATACTTGAGGGAGTCATTAAAGCTGGAAAACAAAGCAAAAGTGTTAAGCCCAAAAGAACTTATAATACAAAAAAGCAAAATGATATTCGGAAGGCTAACAATAAAGCTGAGTTAGATGCGTTAAAAAAGAAAAAAGCAACGCCCCCACCCAAGCGTGCAACGGATCCTAAACCACCAATAGCAAAAACACCAACACCTAAAAAGCCACCTTTACAAAAAGTATCAACGGTTAAACAAACACGCAAAGAGGCATCCAAGGAGGGCTTTGATAATTCAAGAGTTTTACCTCCCAATGTAAAGGTTACTAAAATTCCTAAGACAAAACCCGTAAAGACTCCTGTAAAGAAAGCGGTTAAAAAACCCGTTAAAAAGGCAGTCAAGAAGGTTCCTGTTAAAAAAGCGGTTAAGAAGCCAATTAAAAAAGCGGTTAAGAAACCAGTCAAAAAGGCAGTTAAGAAACCAGTCAAAAAGGCAGTCAAGAAGGCAGTTAAAACACCTACCAAGAAACCAACTAAACCCGAGGGAGTTAGCGGTGGTGCATTTGGAAAAGATGCTAAGGGCAATATAATTGTTATGGGCGGAAAAAAGGGTGATCTAAAGAAAGCTCAAGAGTTCTACAGAAACCAAGCAAAAAATGCTGATGTTCGTCAACGCCCAAAGCAAGGTCCTCCAACTCGCGCTGAACAAGCCGCCCTTAATTCAAGAGGTAAGCCAACGGGTCCAGTTCAAGGTCCTCGTGGTGGCAAAGAAGCCTATGAAGCCTTTCAAAAAGGTAGATCATACTTCCGTGAAAACTTTGGAAAAAATGTAAAAAGAATTGCCAAACAAGTAGCCGTGGATTCCGCCAAAGGAGTAGGCAAGGGAGCAAAGTCCTTAGCTGGTCCAGCAGTTGTTGGTGGAGCAGTTTATTATGGGATGAAATCGAATAACGAAAAAGTTCGTAA